GGACTCAACGAAAAAGGACGCAAGTCTTACGAGAGAGAAAATCCAGGATCTGACCTTAAAGCACCAAGCAAGAAGGTTGGAAACCCCCGTAGGAAATCATTCTGTGCTCGAATGAAAGGCATGAAAGCAAAGTTGACTTCTAAGAAAACTGCACGAGATCCAGATTCTAGAATCAATAAATCTTTACGCGCATGGAATTGTTAATATGACAAAATTTGATTCTGAATATTGGGAAAAAGTAAAACAACCTGAGTTTGCTGGGAATTATTCGGGACCATTGTATGCTCCCCATCCTGATTTAGTAACTAAACGTAACGAAGAAAAGAAGAACAAAAATCAGTCAAAACCATAATTTATAAGATTGTAAAGCAATACTTATTAAATTGTAATATATTGTAACACCATTTTTTGCTACATAGCTTATAATGTTTTGTAGCAGAGAGTTACAATTATGTACGGATTTTATGTCCTTGTCGTGTTTGTTGCAATCCTCGTAGCGTATGCTGGGGTTGAAGAAACTATGAAACTCTTTGCTTACGCTGATCTGCAGTTGCGTTATGCATTTGTGCAGTTACAGATGAAGTGGATGGGTTGGAAACTTAAGAGGCAGCTTATTAAGGATACAACCGACTTTGAAAAGTTCCTCAAGGAGTACGACAAATGAATACCAAAACTTGCCAGAAGTGCGGCGCAACTTGGATTGACGGACAGCACTACTGGACTGGCACTAACAAGCTAGGCAACGAACTTGACCTAGCGGGTTTGGTGTGTAACAATCTTGGCGATGATAACTGCATCAACCCATGTAGAGGTCAAGAAGGTGGCGTCACATGGGAGAAAAGATTAACTACACTAGAAGAAGATTTCCCCAAAGACTAAATACCTAGTAGTGACTTAATATATCGTGGCATCCGATCAGATTTATCTTGGTAATCCGCTTCTCAAAAAAGCGAATGTTCAGATTGACTTTACGAAAGAACAAGTTGAGGAATGGTTGAAGTGTGCTAAAGACCCTGTATATTTCACAAAACATTATGTAAAGATCGTTTCGCTTGATGAAGGTCTGGTGCCGTTTAAAATGTGGGACTTCCAAGAAGAACTTATTATGAAGTTCCACAAAAATAGATTTAATATTGCAAAACTACCTAGACAAACTGGTAAGTCTACTACAGTTGTGTCGTATCTTTTGCATTACTTAATTTTTAATGATAATGTTAACGTAGGTATTCTTGCCAACAAAGCATCGACAGCAAGAGATCTTCTTGCTAGACTAGCAACAGCATACGAGAACCTCCCCAAGTGGATTCAGCAAGGTGTTGTCGTATGGAACAAAGGTAATATCGAGCTTGAAAATGGATCAAAGATTCTCGCTGCTTCTACATCTGCGTCTGCTGTCCGAGGCATGTCGTTTAACATCATCTTTCTCGACGAGTTCGCTTTCGTCCCGAATCACATTGCTGACTCGTTCTTTGCCTCTGTTTATCCTACTATCACTTCTGGTAAAAGCACAAAAGTTATCATCATCTCAACGCCGCAAGGCATGAACCATTTCTACAAGATGTGGGTCGATGCTGTCAATGGCAGAAATGGATATACTTATCATGAAGTTCATTGGTCTCAGGTTCCTGGTCGAGACGAAAAATGGAAAGAAGAAACCATCAAAAATACTTCGGAAAGACAGTTTACTCAAGAGTTTGAGTGTGAGTTCTTAGGATCTGTTGATACGTTAATTGCTGCTTCCAAATTAAAAGCATTAGCATTTCAAGATCCTATTACTAGAAATAAAGGTTTAGATATTTACGAAGCACCGAAAGAAAAAAGTGAATACTTATTTACTGTTGATGTAAGTCGCGGGGTTGGAGGAGATTATTCTGCTTTTATTGTTTTTGATATTACGACTGTTCCATACAGAGTGGTAGCAAAGTATAGGAACAACGAGATCAAACCTATGCTATTCCCAAACATTATTAATGACGTTGCTAGATCATACAACAATGCTTGGGTGTTGTGTGAAGTAAATGATATTGGAGATCAAGTAGCATCTATTCTGAATTACGATCTTGAATATCCAAATGTTCTTATGTGTGCTATGCGTGGTAGAGCAGGACAATTAGTCGGACAAGGATTCTCTGGAACTAAAACTCAATTAGGCGTAAAGATGAGCATAACTGTAAAGAAAGTTGGTTGTGCTAACCTTAAGACTATTGTTGAAGATGATAAACTAATCTTTAATGATTACGATATTATTAACGAACTAACTACATTCATTCAAAAGAAACAATCATTCGAGGCAGATGAAGGATTTCACGATGACCTTGTGATGTGTATGGTAATCTTTGCTTGGTTAGTTCAGCAGGATTATTTTAAAGAGATGACTGACAATGATATTCGTCAGCGTATCTACGAAGAACAGAAGAATCAAATTGAACAAGACATGGCACCGTTCGGATTTATTACTACAGGTCTTGAAGGCGATGAAGGATTTGTTAGTGATGGAACTATTTGGTATGGAGATACCCAAGAAGAAGTAGGATATATGTGGAACTATTAATGGATTTAGAAGATCAGTTTAAACTAGAGCATTTACTTCTGAAGGAAAGAACTTGCAGAGTTTGTGGTAAAAGCAAAAGTTTACTGGATGATTATTATCTTATAAGAAAGAATAGAGATGATCTTTCTTCTTCATATTCATACGAATGTAAACTTTGCTGTGTCCAAAGAATTATAAAATCTAGAAAATCAAAAACAGATAATAGATGGCAATATCCTGACTGGTAATATGTTCATGCATTGTTTCCCCAACTGAACACTTCAAAATAATAAATAATTTTAGATTAATTTTGGACATACCAAGGAGAAAAACATGGCAAGTCAAGTCTCGCCTGGAATTTTAATCAAGGAGCGTGACCTTACTAATGCTGTCGTGACAGGTGCGTTGGCTATCAGAGCAGCACACGCATCATCTTTTGCTAAGGGACCAATCGGTGATATCGTAAATATCAATTCACAAAAAGAATTAGTAGCAGTATTCGGAGAGCCATCTGCAGATAATGCAGAAGACTGGATGGTCGCTTCTGAATTCCTGAACTATGGCGGAAGACTCGCTGTAGTAAGAGCACAAACAGATGGCGTAAAGAACGCAACAACTTCTACTGGATCTGGACTTCTAATTAAATCAGATTCTGATTGGGAAGCTGGTGTTGGATCTGGTGAAGTTTTTGCAGCAAGAACTGCTGGATCATGGGGCAACTCATTGATGGCAGTTCTAGTTGACAGAGGTGCAGATTATAGAGTAACTTTTGCAAATACTCCAACAGATACTGCTGTAGGAACATCTTTAACTTTCACATATAGTGGATATACAGTAGGAGGAGAAATTCTTTCTTACGATGCATCTACTGATACTGCAACAATTACTACCGCATCTGCAATCACTTCTCAGTACGTTCTAGCATCTCCTGAGCAAGGTTTAATTTCAACATTCACCACCGATGCATCTACAGAAGTGGGAAGAACTCCTGGAACTTATTCTGGAGTTGCTACTGGTGGCACAGGTGATGGAGCAACATTCCAAGTTGTAGTTGCTCAAGGCGCAGAAATTCTTGATGAAACAGATCCACTAAATCCAGTATCATTTGTTCCCCCACAATATGAAGGAGGTGCTGTTACCGTAACTCTAGCATCTGCTGGGGAAGGTTACAATACTACCGAAACATTAACACTTGCTGGTGGAGATACTGGCGGTGGATCAAATATCACAGTAACAGTTACTGGTATTGTAGATGGTTCGATTGCAATTACTGCACTCGAAGATTGGTATTTAAATACTGAGATCGGTACAACTGGAATTAAACTAGGAGATATCGCTCCACGTCCAGGTACCTCACAGTACGCTTCTGATAATGGTATTCTTCATGACCAAGTTCACTTTGCTGTTATTGATACAACTGGTGAATTAACAGGTACTGCAAACACCATTGTAGAAAGAATCACATATCTTTCAAAAATTACTGATGCTAGAAGCGAAGAAAATTCAAACATTTACTTCAAGGATGTAATTAACGCGCAGTCTTCATATCTGTATCACGGTGATTCTGCAACTGTTCAGGTTGCTGTTTCTGGTGAAGCATGGGGTCAAGCAACTGCCGATGTCGTTGGTCTTTCTTTCTCAAGAACTACTGGTTACTGGAAATCACTTGATGGAGGTGTTGATGATTATGCATATACCTCTGGTCAATTTGCTGCAGCAATGGATCTATTTTTAGATACCGAAGAGACAGAAATTGACTTTGTTCTCATGGGTGGTTCAATGTCACTCGAAGTTGACACCAAAGCAAAGGCAACTAAAGTTATTTCAATTGCTGCTGGCAGAAAAGATGCAATCGCATTTGTTTCTCCACACAAAGGAAACCAAGTTGGAGAAGGTGGTATTGCTCTAACTTCAACTCAACAGAAAGAGAAGACTCTTGCATTCTTCACTGGTCTAACCTCAACTTCATACGCTGTATTTGATAGCGGTTATAAGTACGTTTATGATCGTTTCAACGATAAGTATCGTTGGATTCCATGTAACGGAGATGTCGCTGGTCTCTGTGTTCAGACTTCTAATGTTCAGGAAGACTGGTATTCACCTGCTGGTCTAAATCGTGGTGGCATTCTTAACGCAGTTAAGATGGCATACAATCCTAACAAAGCAGACAGAGACGAACTTTACCAGAACAGAATTAACCCAATTGTTTCTCTAAGAGGACAAGGTATCACCCTGTTCGGTGACAAGACTGCACTATCTGCACCTTCTGCATTCGATCGTATCAACGTTCGTCGTCTCTTCCTCAACCTTGAGAAGAGAGCACGCAGACTTGCTGAAGGCGTATTGTTTGAGCAGAATGATGCTACCACAAGAGCAGGTTTCTCTAGCGCACTCAACTCCTACCTCTCCGAGGTTCAGGCACGCAGAGGCGTTACTGATTATCTAGTTGTTTGTGATGAGTCAAACAACACACCTGACGTTATTGATCGTAACGAATTCGTTGCTGAAGTTTATGTGAAACCAACCCGTTCGATTAACTTCATTACAGTTACATTTACTGCAACCAAAACTGGAGTTACCTTCAGTGAAGTTGTAGGTCGCTGATATACGTTCCCATCATAAACATCACACGAGGTTAAAAGAAAACAATGGCAACTAAGTTAAGCAACTTTATTTCTGATATTGGTCAAGGCGTCAAGCCTAATATGTTTATCGTTGACATCGAATTTCCTACAGAAGTTCAAGGTGCTAGCGGTTATGCAGATATGATCAACTTACTTTGTAAGTCTGCTGCACTTCCTGCATCCAACTTGGGTGTTATCGAAGTTCCTTTCCGTGGAAGAACAGTTAAGATCGCTGGTGATCGTACTTTTGATACATGGACCGCGACCTTTGTCAATGACAAAGAAATGAGAATCCGTGCATACTTCGAGCAGTGGTTGGCACAAATCAATACTCATGAAACTAATAATGCACCTCTCTTCACACCAGAACTTTCTGGTGGTTATGCTAGAAATATCAAAGTCAAGCAACTTGAGAAGAACGCATCTGAGTCTGGCGAAGTTCTAAGAGAGTATGTTCTCTATTATGGTTTCCCAACTAATGTTTCTCAAATTGATCTTGCTTATGACAGCAATGACCAGATTGAAGAATTCACAGTTGAGTTCCAGTATTCATACTGGAAGGTTGAAAGTGGAACCACTCAAAATGGAGTTAGCGGTATCAAATCTGGTATCGGTGATTCTCGCCTAGTTGAAGACTGATAAATAGATCTATAGGTTAGATCTGTTTTGACAAGATGAGTCAACTATTTGGTTTTATAATTAATAAAAAGGAGGGGCAGCAAGGTCAGTCCCCTGTCCCTCCTAACAACGATGCATCCGTCAGCACTGTTGCTGGCGGATATTTTGGTACATACGTTGATACGTCTGGTGGACAAAATTCAAGAAACGAATACGAACTCATTCGCAGATATCGTGATATGTCTCTCCACCCAGAAGTGGATACGGCAATCGACGAAATTGTGAATGAGTTTGTCGTTAATGATAGCGATGACAAACCAGTAGAAATTGACTTACAGAATTTAGAAGTAGGTGCAGGTGTTAAGAAAAAAATCCGCGATGAGTTTAACAAGATTCTTCGCATGATGGATTTCAATACCAACGCCCATGAAATTATTCGTAATTGGTATGTTGATGGAAGAGCTCATTATCACAAAGTAATTGATCTAGACAATCCAAAAAAAGGAATCTTAGAACTTCGCTACATTGATTCTTTAAAGATTAGAAAGGTCAGACAAAAATTAAAAGATATTGATCCAAATCGCAAAGAAGCAGAGAAAGGTTCTGCTTTACAATTCGATTATGGTGAATATATCGAATACTATATTTACAATCCAAAAGGATTTGCTGGTAACATTCCAATGGTTACTGGTTCTATGGATTGGTCAAACTCGGAAGGTATCAAGATTGCTGCAGATGCTATTGCACAATCAACTTCTGGTTTGATGGATCTCAATAAAAAGATGACATTGAGTTTCCTTCATAAAGCAATTAAGTCTCTCAATCAACTCCGCATGATTGAAGACAGTCTTGTTATCTACAGATTGTCCCGTGCTCCAGAGCGTAGAATTTTCTACATTGATGTAGGCAATCTTCCTAAAGTAAAAGCAGAACAATATCTTCGTGACGTGATGGCACGTTACAGAAATAAACTTGTTTATGATGGTGCTACTGGAGAGATCCGTGATGACAAAAAGCATATGAGTATGCTGGAAGACTTCTGGCTCCCTCGTCGTGAGGGCGGTAGAGGAACTGAAATTACTACACTTCCAGGCGGTCAGAACCTTGGCGAACTCAAGGACGTTGAGTATTTCAAAAAGAAACTATACAACTCTCTAAACCTGCCACCTTCTCGTTTGACAGACGATAACAAGGCATTTAATCTTGGCAAGTCTACAGAAATTCTTAGAGATGAACTTAAGTTCACTAAGTTTATCGGTCGTCTCCGCAAACGTTTTGGTCAGTTATTCCATGATATTTTAAAGACGCAATTAATTCTCAAGGGCATTATTACCCCAGAAGATTGGGATGACATGGAAGAGCATATTCAGTATGACTTCTTATTTGATAATCATTTTAACGAACTAAAACAGCAAGAAATGATGTTACAAAGGATTTCTTTGGTAACACAAATGGATCCTTTTGTTGGCAAGT